AGCTATCTATCGGTATTGGTCATGCCCCTCTAGTTAGGTCTATTATGGCCGAATTGTGGGACGTTGGTGAGATAGGCGACGGCGCTTACGGTCCAGGGTCAAACTTACTAAATATAGAAGCTCAGACCTTATCGGAACGTACACCTGACCCGTACACTTTCAGCCAAGACAGCCGTTCCTTTACGGAATTAGCCGGGCTTGTCACAAAGTACCACCAACCCCGTAATCATCTAGATTTGGGGCCGTTGCAACTCAACATATTTGACGAATCATTCCGATGGTCACATCTCAGTGACAGGGAACCCGTTGATACGAGATGGGGCTTGAAAGCTCAAGATCTCGACGTGTTCATCCGGCATAATCGTCCCCGTTGTGTTCAGAATTATTGCAAACTCCAAGCCGTTGCTAAAAATCGCAAGAAGGCTAGGCTAATCGGCAAAATGCATCCTGATCACGTGTACTTGCAACTGGCTCTTGAGAAATCCTTTAAAAGAAGGATCAGTAAAAACACTTTCTGGTCAAAGGCTATACCTTTAACTGATCAGCGTATCCCGTCTGAAAAAGCCATTTGGGCTTCGCTTAGCGGAGTCTGGGCTACATTAGATATGAGCGCTGCGTCCGATTGGGTTAGCAAGTGGCTTGTTGAGAATTTTACTCCTCCCGACATTTGGACGATTTTGAAAGATACACGCGCCGAGTACGCCGAAATCAGTGGCGAAATGCACGAGGTCTATTCTTATGGCCAAATGGGCGACGGAACCACATTTGTGATTCTTTCGAGCATAATAGCTTCTATTGTGCTAGCTACACTCGAGCTCTGCGGTGCAGATTGTTCTAACCCGTACGATCCTCCCTTAATTGTTTATGGTGATGACATCCAGATTCCGACCCGTTATGCTGATGCAGTGGTCTTTTATCTCGAGCGTTATGGGTTAAAGGTTAACCGTGACAAATCCTTCTTTTCTCCTGGCGGTTGTTTCCGCGAATCGTGTGATGGTTGGGGTGCTTTTGGTTATCCAGTTAAGCCAGTATGGCTTAAGTGTGAGCCTGCCCCTAACGATCCGGAGTCTATTGAATCTGTCCTTTCTTCCGCCCGATTACTTGATGAAAGAGGCTTTACTAATGTCGCAGATATGCTCTACGAACGAGTCGAAACCGCCCTCGGTTACCGACTGCCCTATGTTAGATCAGATTCACCGTATATTGGGCGCTTTTACCGCCGAGGAAGCCACCACGATGCTTTTAATGCGTCTCTTAAGAAAAAACCTGTGCGCCGATTGGCACAACATAGATTCCATACTTCTTCAGTTGGAAGCCTTCGATATTCTCTCCGAAACGTTGCTGACGCTGATGACTTCTAC